GGTCATATATGCCGCTGCCCCATCTCAACTATGAAGTAAACGGTCAGGCCGAGAACAAATACTGACGTAAGGACGGCGATCGTGATCAAAATGATGTCGTCGATCTCGGACTGCCTGCGCTTTGCTTCTGCCTTGCGTTTACCTTCGGCGCGGGCTGCGTCAGCCTCCATCTGCTTGGCCCTGGCTGTGATTCTCATCCAGACTTCCATCTTGTTGGATTGGAAAAAGAGCATCTTCACCTGCTCCTCAAACTCCCGAGCCTGCTCCAGAGCAAGCTCAAGCTCCAACGCTTTGCCAAGTGCCGACCCCTTAAACCCGCCCGTCTTGGCCTTCTCTACAACCTCAATTGCCTGCGCTTTGGCGTCAAAATACTGACCCAGAACTGGCCCCAAAGACTGCACATCCTGAACAGTCTTGACCGCCTTCTTGACGAGGTTGACTGCTGACGATACAGCAGCAAGCGCGGTTATGGGGTCGATCATTTTATTAACTCAAAAGCCACCCCGGCAATCACACAGGGCAGAGCCGTTGCAATAGCATCCCAAACGTCAGGCTGACCATCCTTGCGATACCACTGTTGGAACTCGTAGAAGGCCCCAAAAACGATTCCACCGACTGCAATGGCCAACCCCAAGGGAAGGAAGTGGATCGCGCCCAAAACGGCCGCAGAACCCACTCCCATAGCCAAATGTTGCAGCTTGTCCTTTGGGATCATTTTGTGATCCAGATCGCAGCGAAGATCGTCCCGGCCATTGACACAAGCATGATGCCAGCGGTCTTTATCATGATGGCCTCAATGCGTTTGAGTCGAGCGTTGATCTGCTCGTATCGAAGAGCGCAAACCTCCTCATGCGTTGATAGCCGTGCATCTGTTGCGTCAATGGTGGTCATGATCAATCCGTCAGTCCTGCGGGTTCACCGGATGCGTCCAAGGACTGCTTGAGCATTTTCAAAAATGCGTCCTTGCCCACTCTGAGTTGGTCAAATTGAAACTGGCAAGATGCAATCTTTCGGTCGAGGTCAATGCAGTGATCGAGCATCACCTTTTGCTCCTGCGTGAAGTCGTCCAAGCTGTACTCTTTGCCGTCGATGCTGACAGTCTGGGGTTCTTTGGTATTGCCCATTCTGCTTCTCCTTCAAATGCCACCGTCAAGGGCCGGTGGCTTGCCCTTATGCAGTCCAGGGCAAGGGAGGCGTAACCACAGGTGGATTGATCTGGTTGTCGATCTGCTGCTGCACAGCGGCTTCTGTGACTGCTTGATCCACGCCGTTGGCCCAAATCCAGCCAAGCACAGTTTGCTCTGTGAGCGACGAATACGGGATGAAATTTCCGCTGTCAACAACAGGCAGAGAACATGTGGAGTACACGCTTGCGTTGTAGGTTCCGTCTGTGCCGTTACAGGCCCAGTGAACCGTCACAACGTAGTCTGCGCCCTCTGGGGTTTGAGGAATGCAGTCGAGGGCAGAAATTACCCAGGTGATAGTAGTCATGGTTTAGGCTCCTTTGAGTGCGGCCAATTCGGCCTTGGTTGCGTCGAGATCGGCTTTGAGTTCTTGGATGGCTTTAACTAAACGCGCTTCTGTTTTGCTCCATCCAGTAATTGTTTTCATACCGTCATGGCGTTCACCAACGGCATCAGGGTAAATAGACTCCATCTCTTGAGCAATGAACCCTGTTTGATGACCTCCACCTTCTGACTCAATGTAGTCAAACTCAACAGGGCGCAGGGCCATGACATTAGCAAGTTGTGGCGGCAAATCAACAATATTTTCCTTTAGTCGAGCATCAGACCATGAACCAAATGCGGCAGCATTTGCACCGTTGGCATTGATCTGACCGCTGGCAGTACCGTTGTTGTTGATGGAAAATCTTTGAAATACCTGAGAAGTTGTACTGTCGTTATCAAACTTTGTAACCAACAATGCTGCGCTTCCAATATCTCCAGATGTACGACTTCCAGCAACAACACCGGGAGTTGAATTTGATCGCGCAACGCCTTCAACAGAACCGTCACCGTTTGATGAAGTCGATCCGACAATCAATCTACCACTGGAGTCGATACGGGCGCGTTCGGAGCCAGCCGAGGCAAAAAGCATGGCATCAACATTATGATTATATTGAATATAACCACGAAAAGAACCAGCCCCAGTTCCTGCCGTATCGCCAAAGAATAAGTTCCCAGTTCCCGTTGTTGTGGAGGCAATTTGAATATACGAGTCTGCCGTTGTTCCAGCCGTCCCTACAGTAAGTTGGTAAGAAGGACTTGTCGTCCCAATACCCAGGTTGCCGGAGGAGTCGAGGCGCATCTTTTCGCCATTAGCTTGAAACAGCAGTGTGTTTGTTAATCCGCCTACCCCAGTTGACCCGTAGCCAATAAGACCAACGCCGCCACCTACCGTTCCGACAGTAAATGCTGTTTGAGGGCCATACCAGTTAGACGCAAACGCACTTCCGCTAACATCCAACTTATAAGCTGGCGAACTCGTCCCAATACCCAGGTTGCCGGAGGCGTCGAGGCGCATTCGTTCAGTGCCATTGGTGTACCAAGAGATTGGCGATGAGTTGGGGTTAAAGCAGTCAACTCCAGATGTTGATGCGCTGATGCGGTACGCAATAGAACCTGACTGAACAATTCCAAGTGTTCCACCGCTGCTGTTACCTACAGCAAGAACCGTTGTTGATCCAACAGTAGGAATGGTGTTCGTCCCAATACCCAGGTTGCCGGAGGAGTCGAGGCGCATCTGCTCTGTACCATCGTTTCCACTGAACGTCAGCACGTTGCTAGAAGGAGAGCCAAGCCATTTGCCAATCGTTCCCGTAGAACGGCCAACTCCCATTGAAAAGTTGTTGTTTGACAAGAACAAAGCACGGGTATCCGCAGAGCCATCACCAACTTGGAGTTTATAAGCAGGCGAACTCGTCCCAATACCCAGCCCTGTGCTGGTCAGGCGCATACCTTCAGCGGAATTTTGCCCAAATATTAAAGAACCTGCCCGAGATGTAAGTCCAAAATCACCAGCCGAGCCACCCACAATTTGAGCGCCAGAACCAATATCACCAATAGATGTTCCGCTGTTCTGAAATCGGATATACACACCGCTTGCATTAGTGCTGTTGAAGTTTGAAATTAACCCCGCACTATCTGATACTGAGAGTTTTTGCCCCGGAGAACTAACCCCAATACCCAGCCCGGTGCTGGTGAGGCGCATTTGTTCGGAGCCACCAATCTGAAACACCACAGGAACACTGCCACCAGTTGTGGATGTGTTGGCACTACCAACATAAACAGTATCGCCATCCGTAAATAATCTGGCGGTTGCGTTATTTGTGGAGGAACTTACTGCGCGAATAATCGGCTGACTGTTGCCACCAACCTGAAAGTTCGTCCCATCAAACGTCAGCGCAGACCCAGTGGTCAGGACTTTGCTGCCGTTGAGGTAGGCCACGCCGTTTGCGGTGCCTCCGTTGATCGTCACCGTTGAAGTGGTGGTCAGTGCGTTTGCTGTGAGCGTGGTGCCATCAAAAAGCAGATTGGCAGAGTCCACCAGCAAGCCGCCTGTTGAGGCGTATGGCACACGGCCAGAGGTCAGGGCAGACAGCGTGATGTTGCCAGACGAGGTCAGACCCGTCAGGCCAGTCAGCACGCCTGCATCGCTCAGGATACCAATGGAGTTCTGGATCAGCTTGCCTGTGGTGGTGTCAAAACGCGCCAAAGCATTGTCTGTAGCCGATGCTGGGCCAACCACATCACCAGAAGCACCCGCCGACGAGGCCAGCAACGTCACCACACCGGAACTGTTCTTGAAATACAGTTTTCCATCCGCGTAGTTCAACGCCAGTTCAGCACCCGATGCGCTGCTGGTCAAATTCGCAGCCGAAGGCACGTTGGACGCAGTACCAGATGCGTAAATGAGCAGGGGTGTGTATCCAGTCTGGGCCATGATTTACCTCACTTTTGATCAAATATTAGAAATGATTTCAGACTTTTTTTCAACCGCAAACAAGTCATCCAATGCTTGAGAAACGGTCTCTGGCTCAACAAATTTATTGGGGTCATGTTCCACGAACTCCCACCACAAAAATTGGTTCTCATGCAGACAGTCCCTGCTCTTGAGAAGGTTCACGTTCTCAGGGTGCCCATAAATCAACGGATCAGACACCGACCAAAGAACAATTCCCTTTTTTCCCTCATCCCAGCCCAGGTGCTGAAAAAAACTGTCGCACGCAATCCATGTATCACACTGCCTGATCAACTCACGCAACTGCTGGACGAACAAGTCCATCCTGAAGTCAGACACAAGTTGCCTCTCTCCAGTGATTCCGACTTGAATGATCCCATCATCAATCATGGGGATCAACTGCTCCCAGAACGGGTAGTTCTTGGGATTTTGCTTTCCGCTCATGAGAGCCTTGGAGTACGGAGAAATCAAGATCATGCGTACATCCTCCTGTACGCCCCCTCAAGATTTCCCTTCCACTTCCACTGATCCATCTTGCCGTATACGTTAAACATGTCAATACTGCCAAACAGCGCCTGCGCCTCTGCAATCGACCGGCATGGCACTATCTCTGGATAGCAACCAAAGATGACTGGATTTTCGATATCAGGCAGAACATGAGTGAACACAATATGATCGCCCATGCCGCAGTTGAGCACGACAATCGTCTTGTCGCGGTGAGCCAGGAAATTTTGAAAGATCTCCTCATCTTGCTCGTACAGTTTTTGGTTCGTCTCACTGCGGATGCCACCCTGCGGATTTTTCAAATGCCATGTCACAGCATCAGGCACCACCAGAACCTTGTATCCCTTCTGGAACAGGCCATATGTGAACAATGTCTCTTCCCTGTGCGCCACTCGAGATAAGCCCGTGTTGTAATCATACACGCCTGCACGGTACAAGAACGTGCAATGCAGATGCTCAATCTCTTGCTTGTGTTTGATGTAAGACCACTGGATGTTCGGCTCGGAGGAGATCATGTCAATCCGTCCGGTTGCCTCAATTGGCTTGGGATCAAATGGTTTGGTCAGAACAGATCCACCAATAGCGCCGACATCGTCTGCAATGTGCTTGCAAAGATTCTCCAACACGTTCGGCTCGGGGATCGCATCATCATCTACCCGCCAAACCCAATCAAAACCCATTCGGTTTGCGATCTGATGGTTGTGATGCTGGCCTTTCTTTGCCGCAAAGAGCCACTCCCAGGCAATGTTCTTCTCTTGCAAAATCTCACAGAAGTGCGAATAAATCAATTCTGATCGCACATCCTGCGGCTCGTCGTTGTCGTCAAAGATGACGAGCTTATCAACAGGCCGTGTCTGCATGATGATGGCCTGTAGAGCCAGTGGCAACGTACTGTTATACCGCCCCCTGGTGGAAATTGAACAAAGAATTTTAGTCATTTGTCCACCGGCAAATCATCAAGTTCAAACGGTTTGCGTCGCTGATAGGGTGAGCTACCGGCGAAATCTCTCCGGCCTCGTTGATGTAGTTGAACTCAAAACCGGGGAAGTGGCTCTCCTTGAGCCCATGCAGCTTGTGGTGCGGCCCCCAGAAACCAACAGGCTCATTCATAGGCACAGTGATCATCAATCGCTTACAGTGCTTTTTTAGGCGCTCTACAACCTCAAGACCGTTGTCGATGTGCTCGATGACCTCAAACGCAACAATCGAATCGTACTGCTCAAGCGGGAACTGATTGATGTCTGAATTGAAAAACTTGGTGTGCTCACCCCAGCCCTGCTCTTTTGCTACTTCGACAATGATCGGGTCATAGTCCACACCCGTGTAATCAATGTCTTTTGAAAAGAACTGTGTGCCGTAGCCGTTTGAGCAGCCGATCTCCAAAACTTTCTTGCCGACCAAGTTGTCATTGGCCCATTTGTACCGAGTGATTTCGCGGGGAAATACATTATCTCCCTTCAGGAAAACTGCCCTCTCCCAGTAGTTGGACAGTCGCCACCGATACCACTCAAAGTTGTACTTTTTGGCAAGCCTGAGACTGTTCCGCAAAAAAATGTCGTCCCACCCTTTGACCAAGTCAGGGTCGTGCATCGTGCCCTCGCCCTTATGGTAGATCGGGAACCACCCTGTGTATTGCGTACCATCCCACGTTTTAGAGAGCGCCTCCTGCACCTCAAAACCGGCCTTCTCTGCCTCAATACAGAACTCGGTGTCCTCACCACCACCAACCCCGTATTCCTCGTTCAAAAAACCGATGGTGTCAAAGACTTTGCGGTCAACCATCACACAGAAAAAGACTGCGAAATCACGCCCCGCTGGCTCCGACGCCCCCTTGATCACACACGATATGCCGCATTTCGGGTTTTCCTGGAAAGGCTTTTCAAACAACTCCAACCAGCAAGTCTTTGGTTGCTCTAAAAGCAATGTGTCATTGTTCAATAAAACAATGCGCTGCCCGGTCGCAACCTTGATACCCTCGTTGGTGGCCTTTGAATAACCAAGCGGCTTGTCGTTCCAGACCACCTTGAAGTGACTGGAAAACCCAATTGCATCAAACTGATTCTTGAGAGATTGCAAGTACCAAAATGTATTGTCAGTGCATCCGTTGGCAGAGATGACCAACTCAACATCAGTCAAATCAGTCCATTTGAAGATGGAGTCAATGCACGGCTTGAGGTACTTGTCGCAGTTGTTGTACGTCGGGATGACGATGCTATATCTCATTAAAACGCGCCTCCTGAAACGCCGCCCGTTATGGCGTTTGTCGTTCCATTGTAGGTCAAGCCGCTATTGACAAACACAGATTGACTGCCCGTTGTTCCTGTAACAAAAGTTAAATAAGCGGTGGTTGCGGTGCTGGTGGAAACAGTGACCGTTGTGGGAGGTGCTCCAGAAAATCCGCTCCACCCAGAGGTGCCGCTAAACCCAGAAAGACCAGAGCCAGAAAAACCAGACTGGCCAGAAAAACCAGAAATGCCCGAAAAACCAGAAATGCCAGAGAAGCCGCTTATCCCTGAGAAACCGCTAAATCCGGAAACGCCTGAGCCACTAAAACCTGAGATTCCGCTTCCTGAAAAGCCACTAATGCCGCTCCCTGAA